GACGCAAGCGGGGGTGGTATCTGCCGCCGTCACCGTTGCGGACAAGACTGTGAACGGGCAAGTCGCGGTATCGGGCATTCCACTCGGCGGCTCGGCTGTCACATCGCGCAAGCTGTATCGCACTGCCGCAGGTGGTTCGACATACATGCTATTGGCGACCATCGCAAACAATACTGCAACAACCTACACGGACAACATCGCGGACGCATCGCTCGGTGTGGGCGCACCTACGGACAATACGACCGGCGATCCGATGCTCACCATGCTCATCCAAGCTGCACGTCAGCACGTCGAGACATATCTGAAGCGCAAACTGGTCACACAGACGCTTGAGTTGCATCTGGACGCATTCCCTTGCTGGACAATCAAGTTGCCCCCATTGCAATCTGTGGTCAGCATCAAATACTACGACACAAACGGCACGCAACAGACGCTTGCTGCCGATCAATACCTTGTGGACACCACCACCGAGCCAGCGCGCATCACGCCCGCCTTCGGACTCGTGTGGCCTGTCACGCAATGGCACACCAATGCTGTCACCGTGCAATTCGTGACGGGCTACGGCGCGGCCAGCGCAGTTCCAGCGTGTGTCAAGAACTGGATGCTCATTCGCATCAAGACACTGTGGGATCAGCGCGACCAGAACGTGAAGCAACTCGGTATGCCAACATTCGAGCCGTCCTTCGTGGACAGCTTGCTCGATCCTGAGATTGTGCGGACGTACTCTTAATGACCATCCAAGTCAACAACCTCGATACCCGCGTTCGCTTCGAGCGCAAGGTGACTACACAGGACAGCACATACGGCACGGAGATAGTGTCGTGGTCGCCAGTGTGTGTGGTGTGGGCAGAAGTGCTCGACGTATTGCCTAGTCGCCAACAAGCGGAGCAAGTGCGCCAAGTGGTGCAAGTCGCCACATTGCGCAGCAAGGTTCGCATTCGCTATCGCACCGACATTGACGCGACGATGCGTATGCTGATCGGGCAGGACGTGTATCAAATTGTGGGCGGACCGGCTGAGATTGGTCGGCACGAATTTTGCGAGATTTTGGCAGAAAAAACGAGCACGTAATGGCTACGGACAATTTTTATGTTTATGTGCATAGCCGCTTTGGTAGCGGAGAACCTTTCTATGTCGGGAAGGGTCACAATTCAAGAGCATACTCCCACGCTAGCAGAAATCAGCATTGGAAAAACATTATCAGAAAAGACGGCGGAATGTATGTCAATCTAATTGCGCGCGATATGGATGAAGAGTTCGCACTACTCGTAGAGGTTGAGGTCATCGACAAGCTACGCAGGGCTGGCACAAACCTCGCAAATATAACCGCTGGTGGCGAAGGCGTGTCAGGACTGCGGCATAGCCCCGCGACGCGCCTGAAGTTATCTAGGATATTGACAGGTAGAAAGCTGAGTAAAGAACACATTGCTAAGTGTGCTGAGACACTTCGTGGTCACAGTGTGTCGGAAGCAACTCGCGCGAAACTGTCGGCTGCCAATAAGGGTATGAAAATGACTGATGAGCAGCGTTTGAAGTTGCGTATATCTAAGCGTGGGAGCAAGCTGTCAGAGTCTCATAAAAAAGCAATTTCAAAAGCGTCTCTCGGAATACCGTGCTCCAGTCGAAGTCATCCGTCCGCCGTATCGAAACCTGTCGTGTGCGTGACTACTGGCGAAGTATTCGCCTCCGCCGCAGACGCTGCGCGACACTTTGGGTGTCACAGTCCAAACATAAGTAAATGCTGCTACGGCAAGCGTAAAAAGGTTCTTGGTCGCATTTTTGCATTTAGTGAAGGATACGCGCATGGCATCTAGTGAGATACATGTGAAGGGACTCGCGGACTTGGGCAAAGCGTTGTCCGAGTTTGCCCCAAAATTTCAAAAAAACGTCCTTCGTGGCGCACTCCGCGCCGGTATGAAACCCGTCCGCACGCAGGCGCGCGCCAACGTGACAAAGCAATCCGGCGCACTTGCGCGAGGTCTGAAGGTATCGACCAACTCGCGCGGTACGATGGTGTACTCCAAGCTCAAGACAAGCGGCAAGCATGACTACGTTGCCCGCTTCATCGAGTTTGGAACGGCGCGGCACTGGATTAGTAGCAAGAAGGGCAAGATGTTGCGCATCGCTGGTGTGAATGGTGACGGCAACTCGTTCGTCGTGTTCAAAGACCGTGTTGATCACCCCGGCGCGCGCCCGTTACCATTCATGCGCCCAGCACTTGATGCGCAGGCTGAAGCGGCAGTCGTTGCGACAGGCGAGTACATACGCGGCAGATTGACCGAGCAGGGCATCAACATTCCAGACTCAGGAGACGAATCGTGAGTGGCGTAGCTATCGCAAGATACAAGTTGGCAAACTCGGCAAACCTTATCGCCGTGGTTCCTGCCGCACGTATTCAAGCTGGCGTGTTGCCAGAAGGCACAGCGTTGCCACTTATCTCTGTGTCGCAAATATCGAGCACCCCGTACAACCAAATCACACGCACAAGCGGGATGCGCACCGACCGTGTGCAAATCACCGTCGAGGCGGCGAGCTACGTGCAAGTGCGCCAGATACTCGCATTGGTACGCGCGGCACTGCCCTACACGCACGCTACCGTCAACAGTATTGCGTGTGATAGCATCGTGCCCGACACCGAGGGGCCGGACGGTTTCGACAGCAATCTTATGAGCTACTTCCAGTCGCAAGACTACATGATTACTTGGAGCGAATGACATGACGACAAAATGGAATCCTGATGGTATGTGGGCTGGCGAGACAGTTGCTATTCTTGGCGCTGGCCCCGACATGACTGAAGAATTGGCGCTGACTGCCAAAGGTTGCAAAACCATTGCGGTCAATCGTGCCGTCAAGTTTGCGCCTTGGGCGGACATGTTCGTTGCGCTCGATCCGCACCATCCATTTTGGGAAGAGAAGGGCGCGCTAGGCTTTACCGGCATCTGTGTTCTAGGTGTTGAGCACGACGATTATGACGCGATGTATGCGGGCATGTTCTACGAAAAGGTCGGCGACTTGGAGATACGCAACAACGCGCTTGCCGCACTGCGCATCGCGTTCCGTTCTGGTGCAAAGCACATCAAGTTGCTCGGCTTCGACACCGCGCGCTATGAAGAAGTACACCGCCATACTGGTTTCACTGGATTGACCGATTGCCTCGCACTGATGGTCGCGGAGATTACTGCGACAGGTGTGACCGTCGAGCAGATAGACTCACCAGTGCAGAAGCCCGGCACACGCGCTCCGCGACGTGGCGAACAGGTTGACGTAACAACGTTCCCTCAAGTTAAGAAGCCTACTAGACAGGCTTAACCGAATCGTGTATTTTGCACGGTAATAAGTAGCACCCTTATATTTATCGCTCGTGCCGTGAGGTAGAGCAATCCACCAAGGAGAACATCATGGCCGCACGTACAGTAGTTGGGACAGTATCATCCACCGCAATCGCAATCAGCGCATCGCTTCCAGCAACATACGATGCTGCGGGTTATGCCGCAACCACAATCACCTACACCACAATTGGTGAGGTGGAGAACTTTGGCAACCACGGCGTGACCGCCGCTGTCACCGAGTTCACACCTATTGCTACCGCAGTCGTGGCAAAGATGAAGGGTTCCAAGAACTACGGCAATATGAGTTTGGTTGTCGGCGACATCGCAACCAACGCGGGCCAAGTCATTCTCAAGGCTGCGTCTGAGTCGAACAATCACTACAGCGTCAAGCTGACCTACCCTGACAACGAGATTCACTACCTCGACGTGATCGTTGCTAAACACGAGTTCCAAGGTGGAGCAGTGAATGATGCGATGAAGGTTGCCTGTGACTTGGCAATCTGCCGCGCACCAATCATCGTAGCCGCTGTGTAACCGAGTACCGACCGGCCCGATTCCCCTTCGCAGGGGGTCGTGGCTGGCACGGGCAGTTTGTACCACCCCACTTAACTTGCGAAGGAATTATCAAAATGGCTGACATCCGTAAATTTGCTGTTGCACAAACCGCCCGTCTGCATCTGCGTGACGCTACTGACGAACTGATGATGGCTGGCGAATTGCCAATGGTCGTCAATCTGTTCGGCCCCGGCTCGAAGCAGTACGGCAAAGCAACTGCCGCGCAACAAAACCGTGTGATCGACAAACTGAAGCGTAAAGGCAAGACCGACCAGACTGCTGATGAGAAGAAGCGCGAGAATGCTGAATTCTTGGCAGACTGCACTGACTCCTTCGAGAATGTGGACTACAACGGTTTGGCTGGCCGCGAGTTGGCACTAGCAATATACAGTGACTCCGAGATCGGTTTCATTGGCGACCAAGTATCGAAGCATCTCGGTGATTGGGGAAATTTTACAAAACCCTCTTCGACGAACTAGAGCAATACGTTCGGCATCTGGCGTGGCTCAACGCAACGCCAGATAAGCGAGAGGGCGACAAGAGTGTGACACCTGAGATACGCCGTCGTGATAAGTATGGCGGCGATCCAGAGATGCCAGAGTGCGAAGCACTGCACATCGTTGGGTATCTGATTGACGTTGGTGTGACTATGGGTGAGCAACCCGTCACGTTCGGCGAGTTGGAAAGCTGGCAACGTCAAACTGGTGTTGACTTAGAACCTTGGGAGATACGATTCGTGAAGCGACTATCGGAGGCATACATGAGTGAGTCACATCACGCCAGAAGCCCCGATGCCGAGTCACCGTGGTCTGACGCTCCATACACAGAACAATTCCGCAGTGCTGTAGCCAACCGCCTCAAGATGATGATTCGGGGGGTAGCGTGAGAGTCGGCAGCTTACAGATTGAAATTCTTGCTGGCATAGCCCGCTTGCAAAAAGATATGAACGATGCACAACGCATCGTCGGTTCTTCGATGGGGCAGGTCGAGCGTTCCGTAGCCAGTGCCAACCGTGCGATGCAAGCGTTGGGTCTTGGCATCCCTGTGGCAATGATTACCGATCAGGTTCGCCGCATGACCGACCAGTACACCAAGCTGGACGCGCAGCTACGTCTCGCAACAAAATCTCAAGCACAGTACGCGCAGGGCATGTCCGATATTCGGCGTATCTCCACTGTCGCGCAATCTGACATCGGCGCAACCTCCATGTTATACACACGCCTTATCAATGTGATGGATGGTACAGGCGTATCTCAAGCAAAGTTAGCTACTGTGACCGAGACTGTTGCGTATGGTCTGAAGGCATACGGCGCGACGGCGGCAGAAGCATCAAGCGCGTCACTCCAACTGTCGCAAGCGATGGGTGCTAACCGTCTAGGTGGTGAAGAGTTCCGCGCCGTCATGGAGGCCATGCCAAACGTGATGAAGGTGCTGGCAAAGAGCATGGGCGTGCCATTGGGCGAACTGCGCGCGCTATCCATCGCTGGCAAGATTACCGCCGATGAGATGGTCAAGGCGTTCGGCGATCCCGCAATCGCGGCCGAGTTCAAACGCATGGCACTGAGCGCACAGACAATCACGGGCGCATGGACGGTCGCGCGCAATGAGTTGATGTTGCTGGTCGGTGAATTTATGAAGTCGAGTGGCGCGACTGGCGCGATCATCGCGGGGTTCAACTCGGTCGGCGTGGTGTTGCAGTTATTGGTGGATAACATCCACGCAATCATCATTGCCGTGCAGACATACGCCGCAATCATGGCTGGCAAATTCCTGTACTCGCTGATCGACGCAAGGTTGGCACAAATTGCGCTCAATGCGGCACATGCCGAGGCGTTGGCGATGAATGTGGCTATGGCGCAAGCCGAGGTGCGCAGGCTCACTATGAACATGGAAGTAATCACGTCAGAACGTGCAAAGACCGTAGTGGTGTTGCAATCTGCGCAGGCTACGATGGCTGCGACTGCCGCGATGGGCGCGCATTCTATGGCACTGCGCGCTAATGCTGTAGCCACATCACAAGCTGCTATTGCGACGGCTGAGTTAGCCGCGCTCGGTCGTGCGCAAGCCGCAACTGCCGCCGCACAAACTGCCGCTACCGAGGCATTGGCCGCCGCACAAATAACAACGACTGGCTCATTCAAAGGCAAAATTGCAGGTCTTGTCGGGCGTGCCGGTATTTGGGGACTCATCATGTTCGGCATCTACGAGATTGCCGACGCAATGGGTTGGATAGACAAATTGTTCGACAACGCGGAGCAACGCACCAACAAGTTTGCCAACAAGCAAAGTGCCAACCTCGACAAAGCTATCGCCGACATGGAGAAGCAACTGGCGGCAAAGAAAGCTAATCCAAGCGGCATGTTTGGTTCGGCATGGGAAGTGTCGATGGGCGGGTCACAAGTTGAGATGCAAGCACAATTGGCAATGCTCAAGAAGATGCGCGCTGAGAAGCAAGCCGAGTACGAGGCGGTCGTGGCGGCGGACAATGCTAAACGTGCCGGTGTGAGCTTGAGTCACGATGAAGAAGTCATGCAAGGTCGCATGGTCGAGTTGGCCGCACAATACAACGACGCAAAGTTGACTGAGGCAGAATATCTAAAACGCGTGAACGAAGCGTTGTATGGCCGAGCCAAGGCAGGCAAGGCCGCGCTAACTGTTGCTGAGTTGCAAGCCAAGAACGATGCGGAAGTGCTCAATGCTTCCGCCGAGTATTGGAAGAAAATTGACGAGAAGCGTTTGGAGGATGAACAAAAAGCCGAGCAAGACGCGCTTGCCAAACGCCAAAAAGAACACGAGAAGTTTTGGGAGAGCATCGACAAGACCGCGCACGATACATTTGTGTCTATCCTCGATGGAAGCAAGGACGTAGCGACACGTCTGCGCGATATGTTCAAAAATATCTTCTTCGATTGGTTGTATCAAATGACCATCAAGAAGTGGATCATCGGCGTGAGCGCGGCATTTGCACCAACCGCCGCGAGTGCTACGTCAAGTATGGCTGGCACAGGGTCGATGGGCGCTGCGGGGCTAGGGTTCGGCACGGCAATGGGCGTTGCTGGCTCGGCTCTTAGCGTAGGGATGGGCGCGGGCATGGGGGCGAGCGCAGGCTACGCAGGAGCCGCGTTGAGTTCGGGCAGTTACGCCTCCGCGATAGGCTTCGGAGCAGCCGCAGCCGCACCAGTAGTTGCCGCATTGATCATTGCAAAGTATGGATTTGGCCTCGGCAACACGCGCGAGAATGTAGGTGCGCAACGCTTGGTAGGCACAGTCGGTACTGGCGGTGTGAATGCTCAAATGGCGCAGGATTGGAAGATCAAAGGCGGCTGGTTCACCTCCGACTCTACTGGAACCGACTACACCGCCATATCTAAAGCAATGCGCAACCGCATCGCAAACGACGCGAGCACAGTTCAGCAAGTATTTGTTGAGTATGGCAAGGCAGTAGGCGACACGTCTATCGCACTCAAATACTTCAACGCCGATGTGAACGACCTCGCAAACGGCATCGGCAATCAGCTTGTTCCATCATTAAACGATTTCCGCATGGAAGGTGAGACACTTGTCGATACGGCAAAGCGCATGACGCAAGCTATTGCTCAGTCCAATGCATTCATCAAGACGCTACAAGACTCAGCCATAAGTCAATTCCAAGCCGCAATTAGTGCCAAAGAAGCACTCAAGACGACTGCGCAAGGTATCCGTGACTTTATCGCATCTATCGGTGTCAAAACACTTCTTGGCGCAGCGTTGTCCTTCAGCACGATAAACGCGCAGGCCGTCGCCACGGGCGATGCGTCGAAGTTGCAAAGTGCGGCAAATGATTATCTGACTGTTGCCAAGACTGGCGCAGGCACGGCTACCGATTACGCGCGAGCGATTGCGTATGTCCAAACCGAGATGGGTAATACTGCGCTGGCGCTGGAAGGCAAGGCGACGACGACTGAATTGCAACTCACAGAGATGCAGGTTGCGAACCAATATCTGCGTGAAATCAGCATCGGAATTGCAAATGAAAACATCATTTCTGGAGTGACAAACCAAGCACTTGCTGACGGTATTGTTACGACAACAGAAGCCACTGATATTGACCGCGCTATTGCGGCGAGTGTTGCGCTTGGAGTGACGACCGCCGCCGCAGGGAATGATATTCAAGCATTGATTAAAGCGGCTACTTCCGATGGGAATGTTACCGCGACTGAAGCAAAGGATATTCAAGATGCAATCAAAGCATCAACATTAGCTGGCACTGGGGGCAACGCCACAGCAAGCGCAATATCGCAACTTGAGAGAACGCTCATCACGCTGAACAGGTCGATAGCAGTCACACAGAACACCGAGGCGTTGAAGGCGAAGGTTGGGGTAGGGTTCAATTCTTCTTTAGTTAATTTGGATGCGACTGGAGCAGCGACGTATCAGTCCGACAAGTACACGTCGCTTACGGCAAGCGGGGGGCAAGTCAGTACGACGACCAATGCGGCGTTACAAGCGTATGACCAAGCGTTAGCTGTGAAAGAGTCCGCTAAGGCTGCGTTGGACAAAGCGATGGCTACCCCCTCGCGCGATGCAAGTTACTACGGTGATGGTGGTAGAGGTACGATGGCTGCCTACCAAAAACAAGCCGATGTATACAACGCTACTGTAATCCCTGCACAAATCGCCCAAGTCCAAGCCGCTTACGACGCAATAATCGCCCAAGTCCAAGCCGCTTACGACGCAATTCCGCAATTTGCCGCAGGGGGTGTTCACTCAGGCGGTATGCGTATCGTTGGTGAGAATGGTCCAGAGATTGAGTACACCGGCCCGTCCAACATCACCAGCAACTCGGACAGCCGCAAATTGCTTGACGTATCGGGTGTGATTGCCAGCGTCGATGCGTTGCGGACAGAACTGCGCAGCATCGGTGTGGCCGTGTCTGGCAGTACGCAAAAGACTGCCAAGATTCTTGATCGTTGGGACGGGCAAGGTATGCCAGAAGTGAGGATAGAGGCGTGAGTGATGTATCTACAGGGCTACGCACGTTCCGCTACGGGCGGCTTATGACGGATTCAATGGACGTGGTTCACGGGTATACGCACGCGGGCAAATTCTTCTCTGGTGGGCATTATTCGTCATCAATTGCGAATGCCGCCACGTTGATGCTTCTAATTCAAGCAACGGGTGAATTCCACGCGCTGCTGTCTGCTACGGCAACGGGCGATTGCACGGTGCAACTATTCACCGGCACGACATTCTCGTCTGCGGGTACTAATGTTGCAATGAGTAACCACAAATTATCGTCTGCGGCTACGTGTCCAGCGACGGTTACGCACACGCCGACCATCACGTTAAACGGTACGCAATTCAACGGTACGGAGTTGTTACCGGGCGGAACTAAGCACTCTGGCGGGGGTGGGCAAGCAGGGTTCGGTAATGAGATGATACTTTCCGCTGGTAATGTATGTCTGCTGCTCGTAACAAATGTGTCGGGCGGAACGATTAAAATGTCACTAAGTGTCGAAGGGTACGGTCCATAATGGCTATAGGTGCAGATAAGTTCAAAATTTTACGCCCCTTTCCAGTGTCCGACGTGTCGCTGGTATCGAGCACGGTGAGCGCAACAGACGTGCGCGCTGTCGCCGGATCATACAACCCCGCAACCACATACGCCGCTGGCGACACCGTACAAGTCGATAGTCCCACGTTCACATTCACTGCAAGCGGCTCACTACTGACCGCTACGGCACACGGTTGGTCTGCCGGGTCAATTGTTGCAGTGTCGTCCACTACCACGTTACCGCCGCCACTCGTTGCGACAACTGTGTACTACTTGGTCGAGGTTGCAACCAACACATTCAAATTGTCGGCTACAAAGAACGGCGCACCCATCATTACCACGGGCGCTGGCGCAGGCACGCATACTGTAACCGTGTCGAGTCACAGTGTGTACGAGTCGTTGGTCGGTAGCAATACGGGCAATACGCCGCACAAGTCACCTACACAATGGCTCGACTTGGGCGCAACGAATCGGTGGAAGCCGTTTGACCAGTCTGTGACCTCACAGGTCGAGCAGATAACCAGCGTGCAGTACGTGTTGCAAACAAAAGGGCGTGTTGATGGCATCGCGCTCATAAACGTGGACGGCGTGAGCGTCACCATTACGGCGAAGGAGTCGGGCGGTGGAGCAGTCCTGTACGGCCCCGTAACATACTCGCTGTTGTCGTCGCTACCTGCCACATCGTACTGGTCGTGGTTCTTCGACCCGATCGAGTACAAGTCGAGCTTTATTGATACAGACCTGCCGCCGTACAAAGACTTGGAGCTGACCATAGTGATAACTGCGGCAACTGGCGGTACGGTGCGCTGTGGTGCAATCATTGCGGGTCTATCAAAAGTGCTCGGCACGACACTTGTTGGCGCATCGACAGGTATCACCGACTACAGCGTTAAGAGTGTGGACGACTTTGGCAATTACACCATCACCGAGCGCACGTTCCGCAAGGACGGCAACTTTCAAATCATGGTGGATCGTGCCGCATCAGATGGTGTGCAAGACACGTTGGAAACGTACCGCGCAACGCCAGTTGTATATATCGGGTCGTCCGATTATACTGCCACAATCATCTATGGGTTCTATCGTGACTTCACGGTGAACATCGCATACGACACCTACTCGGTGTGTTCAATACAAGTGGAGGGTTTGACATGAGTTTGCCAACAGCGCCATCACGAACAATGAGTCAAGATACTTTTGACGCTACGACAGATGCGTTCATCGGGGCATTGCCAGCGTTTGAAGTATCCATGAACACACTGGCGGCGGCGATGGCACTCAATGCTACTACCGACACAAGTTCGTCAAGTGTGGCTATCGGAACGGGAAGTAAGACATTTACCGTTACGGCAGGTAAATCGTTCGTGCCTGGCATGTGGCTCGTCATTGCGGACACCGCTGCGCCAACAACCAACGCCATGTACGCGCAGGTATCGAGCTATTCTGGCACGACACTTATTGTGGATAGCGCGGTTGTTACGGGATCGGGCACAAAGACCGCGTGGCAAATATCACAGACGGTTCCGGCTACGGCATCGGTGCTGCTCGCCGGTAATCAAACAGTAGCAGGAGTAAAGACATTCTCATCCCCTGTAGGGGTGGCTGCGGCTACGGCTAGCGGGGATGCTGTGCGGAAAGACCAACTTCCTTCAGTATTTGCAAAGCCATTTGCAAGTGTTAGTAGAGCAACAAACCAAGTTTTAGGTGCGGCTGGGGTGGTTATATTCGATACCGAAGCCTCGGACACTACCTCCAGTTACAACACTGGTACGGGTCTTTATACCGCCCCGAATACTGGTACATATTTTATTAACATAATAATGACTGGAACAGGGACAGGACAGCTTATCCAGCTAATGTATATACGCCTAAATGGCGCGACAAGAACAAGGGATATGTTCGAGGGAACTTTACTGGCGGGGAATGAAGAAATGCATTCGTCATGGGTAATATCTTTGACTGCTGGTGACACGCTTGATTTTTATTCCGATGCCGCTGTTACCGTGGAGGGAAGCGCTAGTGGCATTATCTACTTTGCGGCAATGCAAATCGTTCAATTATGACCTACCTCCTCCTAACCTATCTAGTCATCACCTACGTCACATTCTTTGTGACAGCAATCTTTTTTGTGTCGGTCATGCATTTCAAGATTCTCAAAGACACAGGACGCTTCGGCTCTCTACATTGGTCAACCAAGGCACTCGGCTACAAGATGCTCTATTTGGGTCTCATAGCAGACCTACTTTTGAACATTGCCTTATCCGTCCCCTTGCTAGAACTACCTCAATGGCGTAGTGGTGAGTTGCTGACGACAGGGCGTGTTCGCCGTCACAAGTTCGACCCGTCTGACAAGTTGTTCTTCGGACTAATCACATCAGAGAAGATGCAAGCCTACCGATATAAGTTGGCAATCTTCATGTGCTCGAATTATCTTGAGCCGTTCGACAGCAAACATTGTAGCTAGGGGGAAAGTGATGGGTATTCAAGACGAAAAGCGTGGATGGCACTTAGAGAAAACAGTGTCGGTTGGACACCTGATAACTACATTTACAGTAGCTTGCTCAGTGGTCATTTGGGCTATGTCTATGGACACTCGCGTTACAGTATTGGAGAAGGAGATGACCCATGCACAAGCTGCTGATGCTCATCTTGAAAGCCAGTTAAAGGAAAGCGTTACACGAATCGAAGCCGCAGTAATCCGTATCGAGACTGTATTGAGAGAGAAGGCCGATAAATAATGGCAAGCCGAGACCTTAATGACCTATCTCCACATTGCCGTGAGTTGGCAATTAAATTCCAAGCAGGGTGCATTGCTGACGGTCTTGATATTCTCATCTACTGCACCTATCGTTCATCCAAAGAGCAGGACGAGCTGTACGCTTGCGGTAGGACGAAAGTTGGGAAGAAGGTAACGAATTGCCGAGGTGGTCAATCCAATCACAACCACGTTGATGCACTTGGTAAGCCAGCGGCAGATGCGTTCGACTTTGTTCCTATGCTACACGGCAAGCCACAATGGGGCGATGCTGTTTTGTACGGTAAGGCTGGAAAGATTGCAGAATCGGTTGGGTTGAGGTGGGCTGGTAGGTGGACAGGATCATTGAAAGAAACGGCACATTGCGAGATTTAAGGAGATTGAAATGTTGAAAAGTAAGACAATGTGGTTTGCTCTAACCCTATCAATTCTAGGTGCTGTAGAGGCATCTCTAAACCTGTTCTCTGACATTCTCACGCCAACCACCTATGGAGTCATCACGATGGGCGTAGGTGTTGTTGTAGCGATTCTACGCATCCTTACTATATCCCCACTGAGCGAGAAATGAGACTGCTAGGAATAATCTTGCTTCTCCCTCTTCTGATCCCTATGTTTATGGTCGTATCTATGGTGGTGGGCATTTATATTTGGATTCACTTCTTCATTGAGGTTGTTCGTACATTCAAGCGAGGCTGGACATGACACCAGACCAGATCAAATTCACGCTAGGCATCGCTCTGGCTTGTTTGCTAGTCTATGGTGGGTGGGTGATGCGAGGGTGGAAGGATGACAGCGTTAAACTAGCTATAGAGCAAGCCACACAGCAATCCAGAGATGCATCAGCACAGGCGGCGGCAGATGCTATTGCTAAAATCCCTGCTCCCAAGGTCTATGTCGGTACATCTAAGTCAAAGGTCTACACCGACTGCCAGAACACGGATGAAGTGTGGAATGAATTTGTGAAAGGGTTTAAGTGATGCTTGAAGCCGCGCTAATAATCAGTCTAGCCTTGAACGGGTGGCAGTATCTCCAAGAACCCACCAAGGTCGACT